GTCTTTGTATTTTTTACTTGCAGCTTTAAAAAGTTTACCTCTTCTTTTGTATTCTTTTCTTTGAGAACTTCCTTCTTTACCCATAGGTACAAACACTCCATCCCATGTTCTATCATATTCTTTTTTCAAATCTAAGATTTGTTTTTGAATATTGTCAGGAAGTTTTCGTGCTTTTTCTATATCGACCATTCCTTCATCAAGTATAAAATCAGTCACACTTTCTTTTATATCTTCTTCAACAGAACTTACTAATCTTTGAGCTTTAAACATTGGATATAAGTTTTGTAATACTTTTGCTAAAACAGCAGGGTCTATATCTGCTATCATATCAGCTTGTTTTCTACTTAAATTTTTTATGTTTTTTATTTTATTATGTATATTAGTATATTTAGCTTCTTTTAATCCTATTGATTGTTTGTAAGCTTCTTTCCATGTTCTATGTGCCATTCTTATCTCCTATCTTAGCGGCTTAGCATCTTTCAATGCAATATCAGCTGACCTTTTAAGTAAACCGTATGTGAACATTAACCATCGATGTATAGCTGGTTTTGTACCTGCAATTATCATTTTATTTTTTCTTCTATCCCATGAATGAACAAAGACACCTTCTGCCTCCCATTCATCGGCGCCTTGGTCATTTGGATTTCCATGTTCCCAATCAAGTTCTAACATAAAAGCTTTAGCCTTATCTAATCGAAATTCTGTTATATGTGTTTTAAATGATAGCATTATTTGTATCCTCTTCCTTTTACAAAATCTTCTAGGTTATCGTGTAGCCATTCCACCCATACATCTGGGTCGTCATGTGGTATTTCTTCTGGATAATTATCCATTACATATGTTATTAAATCTTCTTCGGCTTTATCAGATAAATCAAAACTATTTGATGAAGGACTTATAACTTTTTTCAATTCCCTACCATGCTTACGCATTACATCACTTCTTTTCATCATACGAGCTTCTTTAAAAGTTTTTTTACTTTCCATTGTAGTTTTTCCTCTACGGCCCATTTTCGATCTGAATTTCTTTCCAGCATTTCTGATTTTATTCATAATAGAAGCAAAAATACTTTCAGCAATTTGTGGCTTATTAGGAGTTAATTTACCTTCCCACATGATTTGAGCTTTACATATATCTTCAACAGCAGATGCTAATTCTTCTCTTGTCATGGTATCACCAGCACCTAATGCTCTAGGTAATTTATCGAATTCTCTATTCATTATATTATAAACGTAACCAGATAAATTTGGATCGCCTATATGTTTTTTATTTTTTGCAACTAATTTTTTAAGGTATTTATTCATTTGTGCATTTGATTTACTAGCCAATTGTATAGATTTTTTAACATCAGCAATCCCCTGCCCAAAATCTTTTGAAAAAGCCTTAATCGTATCCATTGTGGTTGTTAAGAATGCAAAATAGTAATCACCATCATTAACCGGATAACTAAGAGCTAAAAAGCTGTTTGCTTTATTTTGATTTGGTTCATATACAATCATATCAGCTTCATTATCCAATATCCACTGTTGTTCTTTTTTATTGATACCAATTTTCTTAGCATATTTTTCTATAGGCATTTGTTTTGACATACCTTCTTGTAGTTGTACTGATTCTTTCATAGCAACTGACATTTGAGCTTTGAACTCTTCCATCTTTTTAGCATCTCCTACTACTAATAAGTGGTCATCTTCTCTAGTTATTTCAACTCCTAAATCTTTTGCTATGGTTCTTAATTTATTAAATGTAGTTGAACTAGTATCAGTCACCTTTAATTGTACGCCAGCATCACTATTTTGTTCTGATGCATTCTTAAAATCTTGTGCTGTTGGTGCGCCCTTTTCACCAGGCTTTCTCATTCTCTTACCTGATTTTCTTTTTTTATGAATGTTAGCCCATAATCCATTACCTTCTTTAGTTCCCTTTTTCTTATGTGGATGTTTATGGTCACCAGCATCTTCACCAAACATACCTGAATCATTCATTTGATTTAATAATTTATCTTTACGAGATTCAATATTTTTAGCTGTTAGTTTTTCAATTGAAGCACGTATAGACTCTAAACGTTTTTTACCTTCCTTAGTGACTAACCTAGGTGTATATGGTTTTTTGTTTTCTTTTTTAACAGGTTTCTTTTCTTCTTTCTTTTCAACTTTTTTACCATCAATGGTACTATTAGCAAAATCTTTTAATTTCATTCTATATTCTAGTTCTTTTAATTTGTAATTAAGTTGTCTTTCTCTAGCATCCATTTTACCTTCGCTTAATTCCCAATTTTCTTTTTGAGCTTTCATAAGCTTCTTCATCTTTTCATAAGCTAGCTTTTTAATTTTTTCACGAAACTCTTTTCTTCTACCATCAATTTTAACGGCTTCATTTGTTCCATATTGACCAGCATCTTGTATTTGTGTTAATACACCATTTCTAGAATTTAAACTAATATGATTTCTCATACCAAATTCATCTAATGCTTTTAACATAGCTAAAAGACCTTCTTTAACTTTAAGTTTTCCTGGTACTTTATGTGATACATATATTGAATGGTCTTGTGATACTACTTTATCAGCACCAAAAGCTTTAGCAGCCTTTTCATAATCTTTTTTCAATTCCATAACTTCTGATTTAGTAAATCCACCACCTCTAATTAAATTAGAAACATTACCAGTTGCTCCACTAAGTAAATCCATAAAGTGTTTTCTATCTCTTTCATCACCCTTAGCATGTGGAAGTCTTATCTCTATAGAATTTGTATTTGCAGTCATAGACCAATTCTTTTTATTGTATATAACATCATTATATAAATCTGATTTAGTAATTGTTGAATGACTAGTTAGTTTACCACCAGCTTTTTGAGGTTTATATGATATTCTTAATACCGGTCCAGTTTGACCATTGAGTTCACGAATATTTTTTTGTGTACCTTCAAATCCTTCATTAACTGATTCCAATGCTTTAATTGCAGCCATTGCATCTTTCTTAGCCATTTTAAGTTCTCTATCTTTCATCTTCTCAACAGCTTTACGAATTAAAATTAATCTTTTCTTTTTATCAGCAGCTGATAGTTTTTCATTTACTGATTCATTAGCAATTCTTAAAGCAGCTTTAACAGCTGGGTGGTCACCTAATCCTTTTTCTATTTTCTCTATTCTATTATAGGCACCGGTCATATTACCGCCCATATCAAGAGCTATAGCTATTGCCAATTGCAATCTCTGTTGAGACCTATTGCCATAGGGTTTTATAACTTTACCATCCCTTGTAGTATATTCTCTTAAATCTTTAAACCTTTTCATTTAACTTCCTCTTACTTGTTTGGCTAAGTCTTTATCTGCTTTGCCCCATGTTCCTGATGATTTTGTCACAAATGAATTAACTCTAGCTAATCCCCATTGTGTTGGATTGGTTCCAGGTCTATGTCCTGTTCTCCAAGCTGCAACACCTCTATCGAAAACTTTTTTAAGTATACCATAAGGCATACCACTCTTTTTGGCCTTTTTCTGTAAAGCTTTTTTTGTATCAGCTTCTTTAATCATAAAATCTTCAAATGTTAGATGGTTAGCCATTTCACCATACATTGCTTTGAATTTTTTAGTATGTTTGGATGGTTTAGTTTTAGCAGTTTTATCGCCAGGAGCAGGTTTATATGCTCTTGGGTCATCGTCATCCATTTTTGCTTGTTTATTAAATTGTGCTTGTCTTTTATCTTTTGTAGATTTACCTAAACCTTTCATATAAGATTTATTTCTTTTTTGTTTTTCTCTGCCTTCTTTCTTTGATTTATTAGGGTGATTCATTATACCAGAATGTGGTGTATCTTTAAGATATCGGTTCACTGCTTTGTTTGTTCCGAAGTCTCCTGCACCACCCTCTTCTACGAGTTCTACTGAGTCGAGCCAATACCTTTTTCTTATGTCGTTGCTTTCCACCATTACGTAATTCGAACCGCATACAATGATTCTCCCTTTATGGTTATTTTCTTTTATTCTTACAAGGTCGCCGACTTTAAAGAGACTTCCTTCTATGTACTCTTCACGAGTTTGGGATACTGGAGGTAATTCAATATGTTGCCTAAAAGAACGAGTCTCATTCAAACCCATTCCTTTTCTTACTGCGTTGAATAAACCAGAAGAATCCTTAAAGCCGGACGGTAATCCTTTTGCAAATGATGCAAAGTCATTTTGTTGAGCTAATGCTCTCAGTTTTGAGGCTGACATTCCCGCTGCGCCTTCGGCATCAGGGTCACGTTCACCTGCGGAAACTACTGTAATTGCTTCAAAGTTATAAAAGCCATGTCTTCCTTTTTCACCATTGTACTTATTTAGTAAGGCTTCAAATTCAACAACTCTATCAGAGCCTACAACCATGGACACTTTGACAAATCCTTGGTCATATAACTTAGTCACTATATCAAATACAGTTCTTACATCAGGGTCACCCATAACCGCACGTGCATGTTTAGGAAACATTTTACGTACAAATTTAATTTTATCTTTAAATTGTAATGGATTTTTTTTACTATCTTGAGATTTAGATGTGTATATGCGATATGCACCAGAACGTGCCTGCTTCTTTACAGCATCAAATAATTTTTCGTGACCGATTGTAGGAGGATTATACCTCCCAAATGTAAATGTGACTTCTTTAGTTGCTTCAGTTAAAAAGTCACTGAATGATTTTATTCCCATATCCTCGGTTCCCATTAGCCTGGATTATCCCAGCCTTTTATTATATCAGGCGAAAAGTTATTGGTAGAAAATTCTAATCTATCAACAAGCTTTACCGCTCCACCTTCCGTACGGTCTATAGCCACAAAGCCTTCAGGGCCGGTGACTTTAAACCCAGATTTTGTTTTAACAAACGTGCCTAAATTTGACAACGTCTTTAGTTTATTTATAATAATTAATTTTGCATCTGTCACATAATTGTGTAATTTAAACACTTCTTCTAATATACTTAGGTTATTCTCACTAAAAAAAGATAATAATTTATCTCTTTCATCTTCTTTTCTACCCTTTCCTTTAGGTGTTTTTAATTTAGATATTTGTTTTGCATACCTTTCATTGACAAATTTAATTAAACCTTTTGCATGAGCTTTAGGATTAGTAATCCTTTCACCTCTTCTTACTGCTGTATTATTGTAAATATTAACTACTAAATTTAATTCTTTATTATCTTCTAATTCTTTTAATACTGGAGCTTCTACTTTTCTAAATGTTTTACCTGCTAATGATAATAATCCATTTAAAGTTTTTGTAGTTTTTGCATCAAGTAGAGCTTTACCAGAAACATCTGGATATGTAGCATCAATCATCCATACCTTACTAGTTGATTTTAAATTAGTGGCTATTGATTTACCAAATGATGCTTTCATATTTTCAAATTTTGTACCTGTATATATTGTATGCCATACTATACCTATTTCTGCTTTTGCTATTTTTTTAGCTAAGGGTGTACCAAATGGTATAGCATAAACGATAGTATTAGGATGGAAAGTAATATGTCTAACTCCATTTATTTTCTCCGCTTTTAAATCACTTTTCTCAAACATAAAATCGCCTTGTACAACTCCTTTTATACCAACATCTTTTAAATTATCAAAAGCTAATTTTAATTTTTTATTTAAATCACCTGAGGTATCTGCATTTATATCATCATGACTTTTATATACCTTAGCACCTGACTTTGCAAATATACCTTTTTTTGCTACAAAAAATTGACCATCGCTTGGGTCAACACCTGCAAATACGGCGGGGGCTCCGTCCCACTTTACAGAAATGTCCACAGGTGTACTTGCATTTCCGCTCAACATATCCCTCAATGACCTTAGCGCTAGGATAGCTTGGCGAGCCCCCTTAACTCCACCGTCTAAGATTAAATCCTCTAAATGAGTCATATGAGTATTCTTAGCTTCGGTTATGTAGTTATGGTCTATAAAACTTTTCACTTATTCATTTCCTTAGTTTTCTTTTTAAGTTTTTCTAGATGTGCTGTCCAAATTTTAAATGCTGCTTTTATGTTTGCTTTCTTTTCAGGGTCCTTTGTAGTTTTTATAGCTTCCTTAGCCCTTTGTTGCATAACTAATGTTGCTTGTACTTTATGAGCGTGAGTTCTTTTTGCTTGATTAATTATACTCACACCTTTATTTGCAGTAGCAGCATCTTTAAATCCTAGTCCTTTTATAGTTCCTCTTGGGTCTTCATCAGTATATAAATCACTATGACTGGAACTACCTTTATGTTGTCCTTTTTTTCTTGCGTTTCTTTTATCAGCTTCAGCTTGTAAATTATCCATACCTGTAGCTTTTCTTATTGTTGGGTCCTGTTTTACTTGTACATATATTTTACCTTTATGTTTTATAACAGCACCTTTTATTTCTTTAGCTTTTTTCTCAGCCTCTTCTTCGGATTTATATTCTGCTGGTTTTCCACTCTTATCCTGGACTACCATAATCCGTTTACTACCTGGGTCCATATAAACCCATTCATTTATATAACACTTAAAACTTATCATAATCCATAAATGCCATAACTTTGTGAGCTAATTCTACTCCTGCATCATAATCAGATGGATAATGCATACCGGCAACAACTCTTCCGTATCCACATATTTTAGCTCCTCTAACTAATTCATCTTTATGTTCAGGATATTTTTTACTATAATGTAGTGCAACAACTAATGGTTGCATAGCATGCCCTGATGGATATGCTGGTGTTTTTGCTGTTTTTGATACAAACCTATTTAAGGTTTTATTATACAATTCAGCAACTTGATAAGGTCTGGGTCTATTAAAGTTATTTTTAAAATGTCTAACTATAGGTGAACATTGTTCTTCTATATATTCTATTACATCTTCATCAAACTCTAAATTATTTTGGCTCATATGTTTTTTAACATAGAATGAAGCATCCTTATCACAATTTTTGTAATCTTTTTTTTGTTGTTCAGAAGCACCTTCAACTGCAGCTATTACAGCATCGACTTCTCTATCTTCTCTAGGTGGAGATGGTAATATAATTCTTTGCCAACCATCTTTAAATATTTTTAGTTTTTCGTATTCAGGGTCTTTTAAATCTTCCTGAGGTTTAAACACTAAATGTTTTAGCGCACTATCAGGTCTATCATCTAATCTTTTTTCTCTTAAAAATCCAGTAAAGTTCTTCATTTGCCTACCTTTACATATGTTGCAGAATCTAGCATGTCTGAACCTGCATAAT